CTTAAGAACCTCAACGTCCTATTGGATGATGAGTTTCTAGATGGAGACCTAAGGAAAGAAACCTTAGGCCTCACGACAAGGTATTCCGAGCTTAAAAAGTTACGGAATAGCTTCAAGGAGTATGCGTTCACTAACAGGTTAGATGAATTTGACTCCAGGTCGTTCTCCCAGTCAGTACCTGACTGGTTGGCGACACATGTAACCATGTACAGAAGAGTGCATAGGTACAAATCAGAGACGTATCGATTGTCGATAATATCGATGTTGTCTCAAACCAGGTGCATGGGTACCCCCCCGCCCCTAGTAGTCCACCAGTCTAAAGTCAAAGCACTAAAGACTTGGCAGGAAATGCCAGTACCTCTCACACCTGTTGAGAAGTGGCTGATCAATAATCGGGTAACCTCCGTAATTGGAGAGATACCTGGTTATGTATTCGAAGGCTTAGACACAAAAGCTGCCATAAGCCTTACGACTTCCGCATGCATCGAGTCAAATCGACGTGAGGGAGGAGGCACCCAGGCTATCAGTGACCTGATAGCCGAAGGTGAACAAGGTCGACTCGCTAATCGAATCGATCTTGATACTGGTGCCATCGTCGAACGATTCAAGTACGACGGTAGCAACAGTGGAGACTTTATCTTCTGGAGATGTCTAGAAGAAGTCTTATCAAAGTCCCCTGAGAGAAACAGGGAGGCTTTTGTGGCAATCGTTAGGGAACCTGGAAAGGCCCGAACCGTTACCAAAGGACCTATAGCACTTAGGATAGTGCTAGACGTCATCAATAAGATATGTTCCTTTCCACTAAAGAAACTATCTTCATCATCTGCCGGCATGGAAAAAGATGCCCATGGCTGGCAGATGTTTAAAGCCTTCTTCGAAAATTCGAAGGAGACTTTCCATCTTCAGGGTAAGCCAGAACTCGTTGGTTCACCCTCGTTGAGAGTCGAAAAGTCCGAGATAAGGACCTACGACGACCTGTTCGTAGAATTCACAGACTACGAAACGGCCACTGATTCTTTCCACCATGAAGTTGGAAAGATTATCATGATGCAATGGTTTTCTAGGGTTGGAATCCCAAAAATCTTGCAAAGGATTGCCTTCGGAGTGATACCACAACGGAGGAAAATCATATTTGAGGCCCAAAATCTATTTAATGATATTGGGGAACCTCATGAAGGGACCCAGAGATTTATTTGGTTAAACTCTGGTTTCCTTATGGGAGATTACCTAACAAAGGTGATCTTACACATACAAAACGCTGCGACCCGCAAAGTCGGGCGTTTCATAACAGCAACTGGCGATGACGATAGGCTCGCCAGGTTCTGTACGGGTTATGACCCCGGAAAAGGGATCATAAAAACCGGGACGGATATAATCGATAGAAGATTATCACCCGTCTATAGGGCAAAACCTCCAGTGGGACTAGGAGGAAGCTCGTTTGTACTCCCCGACACTGATGACAAGGTCGCGGACTACTTTCTGAATCAGTCGGTAAAGTTCAAACCGGCTGCAGAAGAGACG